CAGGGCCTGGCCGTCTACAGCCAGGAGTGGCGCACGGCCTACGACCTGACCCTGCCGGCCGGCATGGAGGTCACGGACCTGGATACGCCGTATCCCGGCGCGGGCTGGCCGGCCGAGTCGCCCATGCTTTGTACCGTGGGCCTGCGCTACCACCTGCTGCCCGACGACGGCGTCCCGGACGCCGAAGACCTGCTCACCCTGCAAGGAGACACCCCATGAAGACCATGACCGTGACGGCCGCGCCGGGCATCCGCGTGCCCATGGAAGGCGCGGCCCGTCGTTACATCACCGACGCCGCGCCGGTGAACGTGCCGGAATCCGCCTATTACCTGCGCCGCCTGGCCGACGGCGACTTGACGCTCGCACCCGAGCCCGCCGCCAAGCCCCGGGCCACGGCCAAGGAGACCGACAATGGCTAGCCCCAACATCAGTTTCGACACCTTGCCGGCCAGCATCCGCAAGCCCGGCAAGTATTTCGAGTTCAACACCAAGCTTGCCGTGCGCACGTTGCCGGCCAACATCCAGAAGCTGCTGATCGTGGCCCAGCGCACGGCCGCCGGCAGCCAGGCGCCGCTTGCCGTGGTGAATGTCTACAGCGACGCCGAGGCGGCGGAACTGTTCGGCGTGGGCAGCCAGGCGCACCTCATGTGCCGGGCGGCGATTACTGCCAACGCCTACCTGCATCTGTCGGTCATCGCCATGGACGACGCCGAGGCAGGCATCGCGGCCACGGGCACCATGACCGTGACCGGCCCGTCGGCCGGCATCGGCGTGGTGGAGGCGCAAGTGGCGGGCCAGACCGTGCAGATCGCCGTGTCCCTGGGCGACACGGCGGCGGCCATCGCGGCCGAACTGGCCGACAAGATCAACGGTTCTCCCTCGCTGCCGGTGACGGCGACATCCGCCGCCGGCGTGGTGACGCTGACTTCCCGCAACAAGGGCGCTGCCGGCAACGGCATCCCGATTGCCGCCACGGCGGCAACGGACGGGGTGGCCGTCGCGGTCACGGCCATGACCGGCGGCGCCGTGGACCCGGACATCACGGCCGCCCTGGCTGCGGTTTTCGCCGACGGGCATCACATCATCTGCACGCCCTATGCCGACCAGACGTCGCTTACCGTCCTGCGCCGGCACCTGGACGCCGTGAGCCATGCCCTGGAGCAGCGCGGGGCCGTGGGCGTGGCGGCCACGACCGGCAGCCTCGCGTCGGCCACCACCTTGGCCGGGCTCATTAATTCCGGCCGCATCACCCTGGCCGTGGCACCGGGCAGCGTAAGCCTCCCCTGCGAGGTGGCGGCCGCCTACGCCGCCGTCATCGCCTCGGAAGAGGACCCGGCCCGGCCGCTCAACACCCTGGCCCTGACCGGCATCGACCCTCCGCCCTATGCCAAACGGCTCGGCCGCATGGAGCAGGAAACGGCGCTGTGGAACGGCGTCACGCCCCTGGAGGTCGGTCCCGGCGAGGTGGTGCAGATAGTGCGCTCCATCACCACCTACACCCGCGACGCCCAGGGCGTGGACGACATCGCGCTTTTGGACCTGACCACCATCCGCACCCTGGACTACGTGCGCAAGGCCTGCCGCGAGCGCATCGCCCTGCGGTTCCCGCGCGAGAAGCTTTCCAGCCGCACGCCGCCCAAGGTCAGAAGCGAGTTGATCGACGTTTTGCACAAGCTGGAAGAGCTGGAAATCGTGGAGGAGGTCAAGGCCAACCTGCCCGGACTCATCTGCGAACGCGACAGCCAGGACCCCAACCGGCTCGACGCCAAGATTCCCTGCGACGTGGTCAACGGCCTGCACATCTTCGCCGGCCGCATCGACCTGCTGCTGTAAGGAGGCAACCCCATGGCACTGAAAGAATACGTCGGCGCGGTGGTCCTGGAGGTGGACGGCCGCGAGTACGAGGTCATCGACCTTAACGTGGACCACCAGACCGGGCGGAAAGTCGTCAAGACCATGAACCGCACCGGCCGGGCCCTGGGCTTCCACCAGGGCGTGGCCACCTACGAGCTGTCCGTCACCGCCGCCATCCCCGCCGATGACGCCCTGGCCTGGGAGGACGTGGAGGGGGCCAAGATCACCATCTATCCCCTGGGCGACGAGGCCGCGCGCGAGTCCTACCTGGACTGCGCCGTCATCTCCGCCGGCACCAAGTACAGCGGGACAACGAGGCCCGCATCGACCTCAAGATCCTGGCCCTGAGCCACGTACGGGAGTAGCCCATGCCAACCATTACCGGCACCTTGACCTACGGCTATCGGGACGCCGCCGGCACGCTGCATGCCGCCTTCGAGATGCGCGTCCCCACCCTCTTGGATTTGGAAACCGCCATCGAGCAGGCGCCGTCGGACGCCAGCCCGGCCCGGTTGTCGCGCTACGTCTGGGCCCGGACCATCGTCCGGCTGGGCACGCTGCCGGCCGAGGCCATCACCCCGGAACTGTTGGGCAGTCTGCCCTACACCGAATACGGCGTCCTGGAAGCCGCCGAGAAGGCGCTGCTGGGAAAACTCGTGCCCGCGAGCGCCGGCTCCGCGACTTCCGGCTCCTCGAAGTAGCGTTGGCGGGCAGGCATCTGACACTTGCGGACGTACGCGCCATGACCATGCCGCAGATCGAAACCGTTATTGCCCTGCTTGCGGGCAAGGACGAGACCCCGGGCCGCCACCTGGTGCCCGCCCGGCGCAGGAGGCGCTAGATGGGCAAGGACACCGTTATCCAGGTCATCCTGCGCCTGCGCGACGAGATGGGCGGCCAGGCCAAGAAGTCCCTGGACGCCGTCACCCAGGCCACCCAGGGCGTGGCCCGAAGCGCCACCACGGCCGGCGAGGCCGCCGGCCGGCTGGCCACGTCCGCCCGCGAGGCCACGGACCAGTTGCAGGGGACCGGCCGGGCGGCCGGGGGCGTCCGGGGCGACGGCATCACCGGCGCCGCCCGGGCCGCCGGACGACTCGGGCGTGAGGCCAAGACCTCGGCCCGGGAATTGACCGTGGCGGCCAAGGCCGGCGTGCGGCTGGCCGCCGCCCTGGCCAAGGTCGGCAGCGCCGGCAAGACCGCCTGGAAGGCGGTACAAGGCCTGGGCAAGGCCGGCATGGGCCTGGCCTCCGGGGCCGCCGCCGGCGGCGCCGTGGCAGCGGCGGCGCTCAAAAAGCCCATCGACTTCGAGAAGCGCCTGACGCTTATGGCCAACACGGCCTACGCGGACGAGAAGGACCCGGCCAAGCGGCTGGCCGGACGCGGCAAGCTGGTGGCAGCGGTCAACGCCGCCGTGCGCCAGGGCGGCGGCACCCGCGACCAGGCGGCCGAAGCCCTGGACACGATGCTGGCCTCGGGCGCGGTCAAAAATGAGACGGCCCAAAAGCTGCTGCCCACCATCCAGAAGTTCGCCACCGCCTCGGGCACCGGCTCCGGGGACATCGCGAATATCCTTATCCGGGGCATCCAGCAGCATTTTTTCACCGAGGACCAGGCCGGCGAGGCCCTGGACAAGGCGCTGGCCGCCGGGCAGGCCGGCGGCTTCGAGCTCAAGGACATGGCCAAGTGGCTGCCCAAGATGCTGGCCATGGGCAGCGGCATGAAGAGCATGGCCGGCTACGAGCAGATTCTGGCCTATGCCCAGGCGGCGGCCACCACGGCCGGCAGCCAGGACGAGGCCGGCAACAACCTGGTCAACCTGCTGCAAAAAATCAATTCGGCCGATACGAAAAAGGACTTCGCCAGGCTCGGCATCGACCTGACCGGCACCCTGGTCAAGGCCCGGGAAAAGGGCATGCTGCCCTTGGAGGCCTTCGCGCGGTTGGTCGATAAGGAGGTGGCCGCCAAGGACCCGCGCTACAAGAAGCTGCAACAGCGGCTGGGTGCGGCCAAGGGCGACGAAAGAAAGCAGATTCTGGGCGACATGGCCGACCTGGCGAGCGCCTCGGCCGTGGGCAAGGTGGTCCAGGACCGCCAGGCGCTTTTGGCCCTGATCGCGGGCATCAACCAGAAGGACTACATCAAGAGCATCTTGGCTCGGATGCACGATGCCGCCGGCGAGGGCGACCGCAGCTTCAAAACGTATCAAGGGTCCACCGCCTATTCCGTGGAGCGCGCCGCCAACGAGGCGGAAATCGCCCG